GAAACAGTAAGGGTATACCCGGAAGCGGGAATATCTATCGTGTCACCATCGACCGGTACGGCATTGAGCGCCGTCTGTGTCCCGTTGTCATACCACGGAGAAGATGCGGTCCCGGAAGCTACCCCCCAATCGCCCGTCCGCTGTACTGTCCACGGCGCTCCCAAAACCCAAGAAGGCAGAAGTTGAGTTACAATCAGGATTGCAGTTATCAGCCGTTGTTTCATTTGACCCCCTTTTTCTTCATGCAGAGCACTACCGTGGTGCCCCGATCGGTGGTGCAAATCAAAATAAGTTGATCGATTCCTGCCTTACACCACATAAGAACTTCCACTTTGCAATGGATTTTATTAAGGCAGTGATCGCAGTTTTTGCTGTCGAGCATGTCTCGGCTAGGCATTTTCAGCTGGCGGTTCCAAATTTATCGTATCTCCGAAATGTAGACGGTTGCCGTGCCTGAACCCAGAATGACGGCGAGGTGATCAGATTCTCCGCGGTCCATCACTAGGGCCATGCCTGGGGGCAGATGGTGATCGGTGTTAGTGGCGGTGACTGTCGAATTGCCCAACTTGTACCAGAGCTCGCTGTCGCAGTAGATCAACAGCTTGCCGTTGTATTTGCCGAAAGCTGTGGCATTACGGGCACTGGTTGTAGACGCGCTGATTCTTTGTGCCGCGGCCGGAATATCGGCTGCGGGAACCAGAGGTGCCTGCAGAGCAAAAAAGCAGATACCGGCGATCAATGTCAGATACAGCTTCTTCATAAAAAAAGGTCCTCCATCTTTGCTATGTGCGGGTTTATCGTTATGTCTCGAATCATGTTCTGAACCGCTGTCGTCTGCACCCCGCCGATAAACTGAACCCGGACGATCGCGAGCCGGGGACGGCGCAGCTTTCGTTCCAGCTCAACGTCGGCATCCCAGGGACGCGTCGCATTCTGAGGCTCAATCCGGATTGCGCTATTGTCGGAGGCGACGATGGTTTTGAACTTAACAATCCCCTCTTGGAACTGTTCAACGAGCCCCTTGTATGCGTCGTCTCCCCACAACAGTTGAAAACTTGGCGCGTACAGCAGGCAGCGAAACAGGATCTCGCGCTGGAAACGGCGGACCATCAGGGTCTGAGCTGTCTTGGCGGTGTTCAGCGACCGGCCGATTCGCTTGCCGTATCGTTTGGTCCTGTCCTGGAGAGGCAGGCAACATGCGGCATACTCGTGATCCTTCAGAAAATCCCGCAGCAGCTCGTCAAAAAAGACGTTGCCGTTCTCCTCATCTGCCAGATAAGGCCGCCCAGCATCATCCGGGAGGGCAAGCTCCTGGAGGCGGGTCGTCAGAAATGATTTGCAAGCCTGGATCATCGTGCTGCCCTTTGCCTCATTTTTTGAACACCTCTATCGCGATCCCCTTCAACGCCTTCTCGATATCGGGCTTCAACTCGTCAAAAGTCGGCTTCCAGAGCTTTCGGGCTGGAATTACCTTCCCGTCATCTTCCGGCTGTTCGTGAATCAGGGCGACGTCCGTTACCTCGTCGCCGCCGTCAGTCTTCACTCCGCGTTTGACTCCGCAGCCGCCCTCGAAATCGCTTTCGTGCACGGTGGTAATGTTGCTGTACATCTGGTTCGTCGCTCGCAGGATGTCCGGAGAGAGGCCTTTTTGTTCCTTCCGTGCCGCGTATTTCTCCGAAAGTTCTTCCCAGCCCAGATCCTGGCTGTCCAGATGCCCGAGCACCTTTGCCTCGATTTTTTTCAGCTGGCGGCCGATCGCCCGGCGGCTTTCGCTCCGGACCTTGGGCGCCGCTGACTTCAAAACCCGTTTGAGGCTATCCCAATCGCCGGTGAGTTCGACCGATTTGGGCATCAGCGCGCCACCTTCAGCCGGGCGAGAATCGGCACTCCTCGAAAAATCGCCTTATCTGTCAGCTGCACGATGGCGAATCTTCTCCCCTTGTATATGACCAGGTCCTCATCGCCGATCAACAGCCGGTCCTCGTCGGGATCCACGAGCCCTTTCTCTGCAAGATAGTCGCGATTGAAGGTCACGATCCATCGCTCCACCGTCTCCGATCCACGGTCCCTGGCGTACATTTCACCGTTTACCTCGCCGTCGTCGCCGGTCTCCATAGGAATCATCCCGGCAAGCAGCTCGATTTCTTCTCCGGAGGTTCTGAACAGGGTCACCGGAGTGCGGTGAAACGTGTCGGTCACGTTACGGATTGCACTCCTGAACTGCTCGGTATTTTCCGCAGAGAAGAGATCCATTTACTCCACCACCGTCATCGGGATCCCGGCGTCGATCACCCCTAAACCCTGTCTACGTTCGGCAATCGAGCGGCTAAGGGTTTGTTCCATCTCCGCCAGGAATTTCAGTTTGTCGACGAACTCGGCCTTGCCGGCGCCGTCCCCTTCGACCTTGGACATTTCCTTTTTGTAGTGCGATCGCGCGGGAAGCAGCAGCGCTTTTGCTGCAAGGTCCGCGACCAGGCTTTTTCGGGTGGTGGAGAGGTCGGTCTCGGCTATGCCCTCGAACCCGGCCAGAGCCTGGGCCTCCTCGATCGTGGCTGCCAGCGAGACGGCGAATAGCGCCGCCTCATCCGGAAGCCGGTTTCTCACCAGGTCTGCAATGGTGGCCATCGATTAGGCCGACTTGGTGAAGATCGTTGCAGCGTTCTTGAAAATGCGGCTGAAGCCGACGACGTTGCTGATCGCGGTTTTTTCAAACTGCCGATCGACAACCTTGTCGGTCTCGATCAGCTCGGCCCCGCTTTCCTTCACCATCTCCAGGGCGGCCTGCTTTGCCACCGCGATCAGGAGGTTGTCGCCGAGAGTCGTTTCGGTCCAGTTGAAGCGCTTGATGTCGTAACCGAAAGTCCGCGCGAGGTTGCCGGTCTTGGCGGTATCGAACAGGAGCGGGTTCTGGAATTCATCGAGCTTGAGAATCAGCTTCAGCATGGCGCTCTTGGCTGTCCAAACGGTCGCCTCCCAATCCACCATATCGAGGAAGAAGTCGAGGAGGGCATCGTAAGACAGCGCGGCGGCATCCGTAGCCGGCGCGGCGTTATCGTTGCCGTCGCCGTTGATGATGGTGTACATGGCGAATGCGACCATCCGCTTCGCCAGGCGCTGACCGATCAGCTGCATGTGGATCGCAAGCAGAGGCAGCTTCATCCGTCGCAACACCTCATAGGTGGCGTCCATGGCGATGCCGATCTTAGCCAGGCGGATCGACTGTTTTCCGCTGCTGATCGTAACCGTCGGGAAAGGCGCCCCCTCGCCGATTTTCCGGAAATCCAACTTCTTTGCGTCGAATTCGGCGCTGACCGTCTCATAAACGCCGCTGTCGATCGTAGTGGTGGTGGCGATCAGTTCGTCCAGAGTCAGATCGAACCGGCCGAGCCCCACCATGCCGATACGGATGTTGCGGTTGATGAACTCGGGGAACAGGATCGAATCTTCCTTCGTCCGGTAGAACCGCTCCACGGTGTCCTTCTTCAGGTTGATGTCCCGCTCCATCAGGGCGAACTCATACGCGTCGAGCCCCTCCATCTGGGAAGGGGATTCCTGCGCCAGAAGCTGAGTGAAGGTGATACCCTTCTGCCTCGCCTCGGCGTACATCTCTTTGACAAGTCTCTTCAGTGCCATGATCAAACTCCTTTTGAGTGAGATTGTGATTTACCTTTTGCCTTTGCCCGCTTTTATCCCAGATCTATCACCAGGGTACCGGCTGCCACATCCTTATTGGCGACGAACACCTTGCGGCCGACACTCGCGTCGACGCCGCCGTCGAGAGCGGTGCTTGCAACCGCGGCGACCACTCCGGCCCCAGTGCTTGCCCCTTCGTTGGCTGCCGTTACCAGATCGGCGGCGGAACTCGCGGCAATTGCGGCGATAACCAGGGCGGCCGTCGACGTGATCACGCTGGAACCGTCAGTTGCGAGCGTAACATTGATGTCGCGGCCCACCACGTCGACCGAGAGCGCCACGTTGTTTCCCGGCGGGTCGATCAAGGTAATGTTGATGTCCTCCTCGCCGGTGCCGTACTTCTTGGCCGTGAACCGGATGGCGTTATTGTTCGCAACGACGCCGGTGACCAAGTACGGTTTGACACCCGGAGAAGGAGGCTTGACGCCTCCGGCGCCGTTGCCCACCAACTCCTGATAGCCGACACCCGGCGCTCCGGTGTACGGTACGGTCGCAAAGCCTTTCCGTTGTACCGACGCGACTCCGGTCCCAAGATCGACCTTGTCGATCACGCCATAGAACACATCCTCGGCGGCGCACAGATCCACCGTGTCATTGGCGGAAATCTTGCCGGGTTTCCCCTCATCCACCGCGACCAGCCCGGCTGCGAGTAACAGGGTGATCACATCCACTCCGATGCCGTCATATCCAACTCCTGCCATTGTTTCCCAACCCATGGGTAATCCTCCTTGAAAGTGGTTTTGCGGTTACTGGATCTTGAAGTCCTCGGCCCGTTTACCGGATGCCGCCGATGGAGTCTCGGTCTCAAGCGACGATCGGCGGGTAAGCTTCTCGCCGCACTTCGGACATGCCAGCGGGATGTTCTTGTCCGCCTCGGCTTCGTACTCCTGGCATAGAGCCCGTGCGGTGGCGAGGTCCGCTTTTTCGATGACGCCGGTAACAAAAGCTTCAACGGTTTTTTCACCCTTTAGAGCTTTGTAAAGGGTCGCTGCGCGCTCCCTGGTTTCGGTGAGGAGCTGTTTCCCCAGTTTCGCTTCCGGCTCCAGCTCGCCCACCTTTGTCTCGAGATCGGATATTTTGCTCCCCATCTCGCCGATTTTCCCCTCGAGCATCTCCTCCGTAATTTCGGTACCGACGGCTATGCCGAGGAGCGCCATAGTAGCTGCGGTCAGTTTCATAGCTGCCTCCTCCTCTACGGTTGTATGTGCCGGGGCGTCGTCAGGCGCGCCCGCTTCGAATGTTTTGGCAAAGGGATCCTCCCCCTCCCAGACGATCGAGACCTCTCCGGCCTGGGTGATTCTCGTGACGATCAGGCGGACCATCTCCCCGTCGACCTCCTCGCCCAGCCGGTCCCAGAAACCGGCCAGATCCGGATGGCTCCGCTCGTAGTCGAACCAGATCGTCACGCTCACCGACCGGAGCGCCTTGATCTCGACGCCACGCGCCAGCTTGGGGTCGATCGTCTTGTCGATTACGAGCATGGCGTTAATACCGGGGGGGTTGTTCCGATCGTCCCAGGCCGCTTCTTGCACGAGCCCCTTCCAGTTGTTCACGTCCGGCCAGTGATTGGCGTAGAGCGTCAGGCCCTCGAAGAGGGGCACGGCCGCCTTCAGGACGCCTTCCCGGGTAAAGTCGAATTTCCGGTATGGGGTGACCGCCATTGAAAGCAGCCTGGATTGCGTGGCGTAGAACTCTTCAGGGTTCAGCCCGCCGTTGTTTTCCAACGCGGCAAACGATATGGGGCCGTGTTGAGGAGGAGGAGCGCAACCGGAGAGGGCTCCGCTGAAACGAGCCCTGGCAAAACCCTCCTTGATGACTTCAAAAGGCTTTTTCTGATTTTGATCTTTTTTATCCATTGCCCACTCTCCTCCGCGCGCTCATTTTGGTATTTATAAACACTTTAAAATCCTTCAGGACGGGCCGACCCTCAAAATGCGGCCCTCACTATTCGCTGCGCCCGCAAAAGCCCACACAGGCGAAAACCGGTTTTCATGAATCCGACTGATCCGACTGATCGGACCGATCCGACGGTATTAATCCACTGCTGCTTTCCGGTGCCGGCATTTCGGATGGAACGGCGGCGTTTCGAATCCGGCCGCTTGCAGCTCTTCGTCCGTCATCTCCTTAACCTTCTCCGCCGTGTACTGGTTGGACAGAAACGGCGGCAGGTCCTCGGGATTTTCGAAGCCTTTTTCAAGCACCTTGGCCAGGCGCGCCGCCGCGACCTTCACCTCGAACACGCGGCCGAGCATCCCCTTGCAGTGATTGCAGATCGGCGCAGTCCTGGGGCCGACGATCTGATAGCGCTGCAGGCCCGCCTCGTAGAGCGACAGCGTTTGTCCCATGTTCTGCACCCGCCCCATGGTGGTGGAGACAATCTGCTCGATCTTCTGGAAGCTGGTCTCGCGCACGAGGTCGGCGAAGTTCTGCCGGAACTCCTTCCAGGTTGCTTCGTCCCTGATGTTCAGGCCCTTGGCGATGTATTCGTCTTGGAGCCAGGAGACGAACTGCTTGCCGGTGGTCTCGTTACGGGCGAGGTAGTTGCCACGCCCGAAGTAGAAGTCCTCGATCCGGGTGAGGTAGCGCAGCGCGTTTTTGTCGACCACGCCGATATCGATTTTGTCCAATGAGACTCGACGGCGGGATCCCGCCCGGAGATGGTTTTTATCCTCGTACCGGTACCGGTTCCATTCGTTGCTCACGAACCGGGTGCAAACCTTCATGATCGCGGTCTTCGCGATCTCCTTCCGGAGTGTCACCGCAAACGCCCCGTAGACCAACTCGGCAAATTCCCGCGCGATGACGATAGTGGCGGACCGGGTACCCTTGCCGTGGTCGAACTTTTCCCCGGCGTCAAGCGCAGCTTCAATGGCGCTCTGCTCGGGTCCGTCAAGCACACTCTCCAGCGCGGCCTGATAGCTCTGATCGCGCCGGTCGCTTTCGGGGGTCTCCAGGACGATCACCTCCGGGTTGAATTCATAGCGGCCGGTTTTGCGATTGAACGCAAATCGTTTAGCCTCGCCGAAGAAGCCATCGGGCGGGCCGTCCCCCTGGCGACGGCCGGTCGCCTCTTCATAACCCAGCTCGCGCGCCGCCTCGTTGTCGTCGATGATGCCGCCGTCCCGTTTGCTCAAAACATTCTTGATCCGCTCGCCGTCGGCCTCTTCTTTTTCCTTGGCCTTGAATGCGGAATTGTCGTTGAAGGTAACCACCACCTGGGCATCGATCCCGCGCAACAGCAGGTCCAGCGTGTAGCCCTTTTCGATGAAGCGCTTGATCATGCGACGGCCGTTGATCAGCTTCGAACAGAACCGCTCGTAATCGACCTCGGCATAGGTCTCGGTTGTGGAGTATGAGCGCCCGGCCATGGAGGGCGGAATGTCGAGCGCACTGAAGATTTGCTCTTCGTTTATCTCCCACACGCTCTTTGCACCGGCTGCCGCGCCGGCGTTGGTGGCGTTGTGCTTGATCTCCTGATCTTTATAGTGAACCGAGACACCGCGCGACAGGTTCGTCTTGTAGGCTTTGGCATAGTCCTGGAGGCGCTTGGACAGCCTGATTTTGTATGCTTCGTCGCTCTCTCCGGACTTCTGGTCCGGAATCTCCATTGCAACATCGATGAAGCCGAGGAGGCCCATCTTGCGGATGATCGACGAGATGTTGTCGGTCGCGTCGAGCTGCACCTCGAGGTTTTTCAGCGCCGCAAGGAACGGCGGTATCGCATAAGGGCTGCCGTCGGCCGTCTGCAGCGGCATGTAGCTGTAGGTGATCGGGTTCAGCTGGATGTAACCATTGCCGCCGGAAACGATACGGTTCGTGTACTGAAACGGCAGCCACCTGCCGTCTACCCGCCGCCAGCGGATCTGCTTAACCGGCACCACCGCGCAGTCGATCAGCCCTTCGACGATCCGATCGGCGACCACCCATTCGGCAGAGAGCGCGCCCATGAGCGGGATCTGGCGGAGGAAGTGGTTGACCAGGCCGTCCATGCCGCCGCCCAGTTGATAGCAGCTGGCGGCTAGAAAGTTCAGCCGGTCCAGGACCGCTTCCGGATTTCGTCCCTCGACCGCGACCTCGTGTCCCGTGTTGCCGAGGTTCACCCAGATCGAGAGCGCCTGAGAGACATCCGGGTTGAGCATGCCCAGGAGCTCCAGGACCTGCAGCACCTCCAGCTTGAAGGGAGCGGAGGCGAAATCGTAGAAACCGGCAAGACGGCCGATGACCCCGTTGATGGTGTCGTCGGGAATCGAAACCTGACCGGGCTGGACGTCCGGCCGCACTTTTGCGAAGGGCCACCATTTCATGCCGCGGCCTCCGTAAA